CTGTTGATTTATGTAAAAATTTATATAATGTCCATGATTTCCTAAGCCTGGGTCACCATCAACATCTGACGGAAACTTATACATATTTGTTTTGTATTTACCTATGTTCGGCCCACCATTTAAGATACCGATTGGATTAGCTAATCCACCAGTTACATTATTAAATGAACTGGAAAAGGTTTTACCAAAATTAGGTGAGAACTTTTTAAATGCTGTATTGACAACAGAGGTTGCAACTCCTTGTACTACGTTCTTAAAAAATGACATATAAATAATCCTATAACTTTATTATTATTTATACACTATGACATACAAAGGTAGATACTTTCCATCAAACCCTAAAAAATACAAGGGTAATCCAAACCAGATAATATATCGTTCTCTCTGGGAGCGAAAAGTTATGGTTTATTGCGATAAGAATGATGCAATATTAGAATGGGGTAGTGAGGAAGTTATCGTTCCATACATATCGCCTTGGGATGGAAAGTTGCATAGATACTTTCCAGACTTTTATATGAAAGTTAGACAGGCTGATGGTTCTACTAAAAAGTTCATAGTGGAAGTAAAACCAAAAGCACAAACAAAAGAACCTGTAAGAAATCCAAAACGTAAAACTAAAAAATGGTTTGGTGAAGTAAAAAATTGGGGTATCAATCAAGCAAAATGGAAATCTGCACAAGAATATTGTAAAGATCAAGGTATGGAGTTTAAAATTTTTACTGAAGATCATATCAATCCAAAGTATAAATAATAATATGGCAAGAAGTAAATACATACAAAGTGTAGTAGATGCAGCTAAAGGTAGACCTCGCTCAACAGATTGGTTTAGAGATAAAATCAAAGAGTTTGGTCAACCAAAAGCGATGGATTTAATTCGTGATGGAAAACAAAGAAGAACACCTTTTTTTGGTAGATTAAATATGTTTTTTTATGACCCAAAATTAAAAACAAAACTACCATATTATGATACGTTTCCTTTAGTTCTTCCATTAGAAAGCTATAGTGATGGATTTTTAGGTATTAACTTTCATTATCTACCAATCAATTTAAGAATACGACTATTAGATAGAATGGTTGATTTTAGTAATAACACAAAGTTTGATGAGAGTACCACATTAGATGTAGATTATACTGGAGTAAAAGGTATTCGATTAGTCAAACCAACACTCAAAAGATATTTATCTGGTAGAGTGAAAACAAACTTTCGTAGAATAGATGCAGATGAATTTACAGTTGCAACTCTTCTACCAGTACAACGATTCAAGAAAGCTTCTGATACAGAAGTTTATAGAGATAGTAGAAAGATGTTATAATGTCTAGAGGAATAATTTTATCAAAAACTGGTGGAAGAAGAGATTCTTCTTTTAATAATCCAGACCAACTCAGAAACGCTGTAGGACAGTTGGGTCATTTAGACGGCCTTGTGTCAACAGAGAGACAACAACTTAATGCACAAGCAAAAAGAACATTACCATACATATCTCCTCTTGGAAGTTTTGCAAAAGGTGAAACAACCTACTCAAACATAGAAAAAATGTTTGCAGAAATTCGTGGAGATGGTTTTGCAAGACCAAATAGATTTGAGGTTTTATTTTTTCCACCTACAGGTAGAACAAGTTTAAATCCATTTCAAGAAGTTATTAATAGATATGCTACAAATGCAGATGGAACAATAAGGTCAGCACAAATAAAATGTCAATCTATACAATTTCCTGGCAGAACAGTAGATATTTCAGAAGATACAAACATATATGGGCCAGTTAGAAGTATCGTTACTGGTTATAGTTACGGAGATGTTCAAGCAACATTTTTATGTTCAAATGATATGAGAGAAAAGTTATTTTTTGAAGTCTGGCAAAGACTTACATTTAATCCACAAACTTGGGCTATGGGTTATTATAATAATTATGTTGGTACGATACAAATTAATCAATTAGACCAAGATGATGATAGGCAATATGGTATAGCTTTAATGGATTGTTTTCCTAAAGATATAGGAGCACAAGATGTAAGTCAATCTTCCAATAATGCAATATCAACAATCACAGTAACTTTTAGTTATAGATATTGGAAATCTATGGTAGATGAAGAACAACTACCGAAACCATTAGATAATAGAACTGATTTGGGTGCAGAAAGAGTGAATGAAGTAAATATACCTTCTATCTTTCAGCGCTTATTTGGATAATTAATAATATAAAGGATGAAAAATTATGGCATTACCAAAATTAGATACACCAACTTATGAGGTGACATTACCATCAACAGGAGAGCCTATAAAATTTAGACCTTTCTTGGTAAAAGAACAAAAAGTTCTTATGATGGCTCAAGAATCAAAAGATACAAAACAGATGATTACTACTATGGGTAATTTAGTTAAATCTTGTTGTATTGAAACAGTTGATATTGATAAGATACCTATGTTTGATATTGAATATTTATTTTTAAATATGAGAGCAAAATCTGTGGGTGAAGTAATATCGTTGAATTTATTATGTGAAGATGACGGAATAACTAGAGTACCAGTTGAAATAAACGTAGAGGATATACATCCACAAATAACTGATGAACACACAAATGTAATACAATTGACAGAGAGTATATCACTACATTTAAGATATCCACTATTGAAAGACCAATATTTATTAATGAATGAAAGTGAAACTGATGTTCAAAAAGTTTTTGGTATGTTACATCAATGTATCGTAGAAATACATGATAAAGATACAATATATTATAGAGCTGATATGACTAAAAAAGAATTAGAACAATTTATAGACCAATTGTCAACAAATCAGTTTCAAGAGATTTTAGAATTTTTCAATAGTATGCCTAAACTTAGACATATTGTTGAAATTGAAAATCCTAAAACTAAAGTTAAAAATACAGTAGTATTGGAGGGATTGTCAGATTTTTTAGTATAGCTCTTTCTCACGATAGTGTTTATAACTATTTTAAGACTAACTTTGCATTAATGCAACATCATAACTATAGTCTAACAGAACTTGATAATATGATGCCGTGGGAAAGAGAAATATATGTAGGTTTATTAATGGAGTGGATTGAAGAGGAAAAAAGAAAACTTGAAAATGAGAAACTAAAAAGTAAATAAAAAGGAGAGAGGATTATGGCTGAGATAACAAAAACTGTAGACCCAAAAATTGCAGCCAAAGATACTAACGGAGATGGTCATATTTCCTTAGAGGAATATGAAATGGATATGGAATTTAAACGTAAAGAATTAGAAGATGCAGATGCAATGAGAGATGCACAACGTAAGATGGCGTGGTTCTCATTAGCAGGAATGTTGTTGTATCCATTCGCAGTTGTACTCGCAATGGCATTAGGACTAGACCAAGCTGCAAAAATACTTGGTGATATGGCAAGTGTTTATTTTGTATCAGTTGCGGCCATAGTCGCAGCTTTCTTTGGTTCTCAAGCGATAGTTAAAGGTAAGAAGTAATGGCCGAAATAGCAGATTTAATCAGCACTATTAGAAATGAAAATATAAAAATAGAAAATGCTGAAAAAAAGAGAAAAAAAGAGACTGAAAAACAAGATAAGGTTAATGCTGATAAATTACAAAGTAAGATACAGGCACTTACTGATAAAATTGAAGAACTCGGTGAAGATGCAGAGCAAGATGCAAGAGAATCTTTAGAAAATGAAAAAGCACTTCTACAAGAACAAAAGAAAAATAATGAAGACCGAAAAACTGAGGCTGATAAACAAGAAACAATCAAAAAAGCTGAACGAGATTTACAGGCAAAAACTTTTGGAATTTCTCAACAACAATATTCAGCATTTTTAGAAAATAAGAAAACATTGGATGAAGAGCAAAAAGTTCTTGATGATCTAAAAAAGGCAATACAAGAAAATGGTGGTTCTATTGAAGATGGTAGTAGAGCTGCAAAAGAGTTTAGAAAAAAACAAATAGCACTTGAAGAAGCACAAATTAGAAATCAAATCAAACTTTCTCCAGATAGAGTGACTGCTACGGCAAAGGCAGAAGCGAAAATTGCTAAGGCAAGAGCTGATAGACTTGTCGATTCAGTTAAAGGTCTTGGTGAAAAATTTACAAGTGGTCTTGCAAAACTAATTCCTGGCGGTGCGACAACATTAGACATTTTGAAAAAAGGTTTGTTTGCTGGTGCATTATTTGCTCTTACGAAATTAGTTACTTCCGAACAATGGACAGCGATAAAAGATACTGTAGAGGACATATTAGTAGGATTGAAAACTGTTCTTTTACCAATTCTCATTCCTGTTGGAAAATTTCTTCTCAATAGTGTTTTGGGATTTTTTACTGGTATACAAAATATTGGTACTGAATTTGAAAAATTGTTTGGGCCAGGTAATACCATTGAAGAGAGATTTAGTGGATTTGTAGGATTATTTAAAGAGGGTGGAGCAATAGTATTAGGACTTGCAACTATTACAGGATTACTCGCACCTAGATTATTATTTTCTGGACTAAGACTTGGTATCAATGCATTTAAAGCAGCTGCTACTTTAGCTGGAACAAAATTAACCGATTTAGGAGCAAGCACTTTTACTGATGAAAAAGGAAGAACTAGAGATAAAACAACAAAAAGGTTCGCTAAACAAGGGTCAGGAAGAGGTGCAAAGGCACTTACTAAAGGTGCATTAAAAGTAGCTGCAATTGGTGTTCCAGGCGTTGGATTGGCTATAAATTCAATATTTTCAGTAATTGATGGTGTTACTGCTGGTTTTGAAGAGGCAGGAAAAGAAGGTTCAACAAAATTAAGTATATTGAAAGAGGGTGTCGCTGGAGCAATAAGTGGATTTTCTTTAGGTTTTCTAAGTCAAGAGGGTGTCTCTGGTGCAATGGATGCTGTCGGCGAATCAATTAGTAATACAGTAAATGATATTAAATCTGGAGCTGCTAGTCTTATGGAAAAAGTTCCTTCTTTTGAAGAAGTAAAAACTAATTTTCTAAGTTTTGGTGATAAAGTTAGAACTAAATTTAATGAAGTTTCTTTAATTAAAATTCCCTCATTTACTGAACTTAAAGATGGATTTACAAAACTAAAAGATGGAGTGCAATTTTTCCTTGATGACCCACAAAGTGCTATCAATGCTGGTGCAGACAAAGTGAAAGAAACATTTAATAACATCAGTAATAAAGTAAATGAATTTGGAGAGGGTGTTAATGCTGGTATAAAAGATGTAACTGGTGTTGATGTAAAAGCTACTTTAAGTAATCTTGGTAGTAAATTAAAAAATATTTTACCAGACTTTTCAAATATAAAAATCCCAGACTTAACTTTTGATATACCAAATCCACTCAAAGGTTTAAGAAATGCAATTGATACAGCAGAATTTTTCCAAGATGCAAGAGATATGGATGATTTAGCTTTCATTCGTGCCCCACTACAAAGTGCAAAAGGTGTTCTTAAAAGCGCACTTACAGGAATATTTGATAAGTTTGCATCTGACCAAGATATTGATGGTGTTGAGGGAAGACAAATGGGTGGTATAGTCAGACCAAGCCAATTATATCTTGTTGGTGAATCAGGCCCAGAACTTCTAAAAATAGGTGCTGTAGGTGGAGAAGTTATCAACAATCAAAGAACTGAACAAATGATGAATAATGCTCTTGCAAAAACATCAACTGGTGGTGGAACAGGCGAGATTACTGTTATGAACGCTCCATCAACAAGTCAAGTGACAAATTCATCAACTTACTCAACATCTAAAGCGTTAGTAAATAATGATGCGATATTCCAAAAATTAACTTCTTATGCTATATAAAAACACCCCCCAAGAAGGCGCCGAGGGGGGTGGGAATTTTGTGATTTAACACTTAAACTAGTATGTGAACCAACAGGTGTACCTACCTATCTCTATTTATAGAGCAGTTGCACCATAAGACTTGTTTGATTTTGGTGATTGTAATCTTAAATCGGTATTTGAACCACCCTTACAGCGTGGTTTTGCATGACCTCTATTAAACTTAGCACCAACAACCTCTGCACCAAAAACAGCGTTACCTTTATAATCTTTCATATCATTATCCATAGCAACTTTAATAACTGAAGGCATTGGAGTTGTATCTAGTTCAATAACAATATTACCTTTTACAAGTGCATCAATTTTTACCATTTCATTAGAATAATATTGTATTCTATCAAGTAGTAAGTCTTTATCATATGATGAGTTCATAAAAGGTAAGTAGCCTGGTACTTTATCTTTCTTAACAAATTTACCATTTGCATCATATATTTTATTATATGCATCTTCAATATCATAAGCAGCTTCGTGTGCCATTATAAATCTTCCAACAAACTCTACTGGTTTTTCAATCTTCCAATTTGGTAAGTTAATAGTTGAGAATTGTTTTGGATTATCTAATGCATATCTAAACATTACATAATTTCTGACAATAATATGTGATGTTAGTTTTTTTGTAGTATTTGTCTTTGCAAATTCTCTGAGATATGTTTTCAAAGATTTTACCATTTTTTCAGAAACAACATTTCCATCTTCACCTTTGAAAAATTGAGATTGCATATTGACACTCCCAGTTTTTGGTTGAGTTTTCGTTTGCATCCAAATTAGTAACTCCGAAATAAATAACTCATAGCCATCTTTACGATATGTATATTCAGACTTATTGATTTTAGATAATACATTATCAATTATGAGCTGGTCTTCAGTAATCATACTAATTTGTTTTCTGAACTTGGTAAAAATATTATTTACCATCATTTTTTGCCATTCAATCCAATTGATACCACTATTCTTCGCAATAAGTGAAGCAATAAAAGTATCTATATCACCCTCTTTTGCGAAATGAATATTGACTTCCAAATCTTTCAAAAAGTTTTGAATATCATTAGGAATATTTTTGAAAAATTTTCCAGCGAGAGATACCTCTTTATTTGTTTTATCATCTACAGCGATTTGTCTCTTTGGACTTAAAGGGACTTCATTATCAAAAAATGGAATGATAGCCTCAAAAAGACGATTTTGACCATCAAGAATATACAATGTAACGCCTTCTTCTTTGTCTTGTTCTACGTCTTTGATTGTATCTTCTATTGTTTCTTCCATTGAATTATCAACTGCATCAGTTAATTTTTGTTTTAATGAACTTAATACAAGTTCTATTGGAACAATCATAAAAGAGTCTGTTTCAGCACTACCTTGTATCAATGAATAAAGGTAGTCTTTAACTCTTAATTTATCGTTAGCTCTCCACTCGTCTTGTTGAAGTTTTCTTTGAAGCATTCCTCTGCGAACTCCGATTTGTGCCTGAACACCATCAGTTCCTTTGCTCCCTAATTTGTATAATTGCCACAAAGAAGTTTTGTGGTGTGAAAATGTAATTGAATCTTTTATTCGTATCATAATTTTTTCTCCTAATAGTTATATAAAGATTTAAAGTTTAGAGTCGTTCTTCATAGATTGGACGACTTTGATTTATAATATAACATAGAAAAGGGGCTGCTGTCAACCCCTTTTGCCATTTTTTTTATTCACTCGCAAGTTTCTGAAAGTAATCCATAGTATCTTCATCACTATCATTACTTGGTGCAGATACTTCTTTTGTATCTATCTTTGGAGTTTCAATTGGTTCATCTGACATTTGTTCAACGACATTACCAACTGATACTGTTCCAGATAAAACTGCATCTAGTCGAGTTTTAAGTTCTTCGTAAGACTTGAAGTTTGTAGGTGCAGTAAACTCATTTAAAGAATACTGTTTCTTCCAAATCTCTTCAATCTTACCATCATCATCAGATAGTTTACTTGGAGCCTCAAACTCTGACTTGTCATAGTTCCAGTATCCATCTACCTTACGAATTTTTAGTTTAAAGTTTGCACCTTCCCAAAAGTCAAAAGGATTGATAGGTGATTCATCTTCAAATTCTGGTTGCATCGCAGCCATAAGTTTATCAAAGATTTTCTTACCATATCTAAATAAGAAAACTTTACCCTCATTCTCTGGGTGTTTAGAGTCTGATACAATATAGATATTAGAATAATATTGTAACTTTCTCTTTTGTTTTCTTGCAATCTCTTTATCAGACTCAAGACCAGTATTCCATAGTCTTGTGTTGTGTTCTGATACTGGGTCTTTTTGTCCAACAGTTGTCAAACTGTTTTCGATATAC